CTGATTTAAAAGTATTTTTCATTAATGTGTTTCACTCCAATTATTTCCTATTTTATATTCTCCCGTTAAAGGTAATCGTAAATTAAAGTATTCACCAGTTTTCTTGATGGCTTCCACCGCTAACTTTCCAATCTTATCCGCATCTTCTTCAGGACATTCAACTTGTATCTCATCATGAACCCACACTACTTGTTGTGTATCTACATAATCTTTAATTACTTTATTAAATTCAACAAGCCATTGTTTACAAACTATAGCCCCCGAACTTTGTAATAAAGTATTTAATGCGGCATAAACTGAACGAATTTTAATCTGTCTTTTATCAAGACCTATTAAATATCCTCTCTCAGCCGCAGTCTGTACTTGTGTTAATAACTTATCTAATGCAGGTAAATTATTTAAGAAGCGTGTTCTTATTTTCTTAGCTTCCTTTAAACTTTTACCAGTTACTAACGCTATCTTTTTTACACCCCCACCATATAGGAAGCAGTAGTAAAATCTTTTTGCTAAATCTCTTGACTCTAAACCAACCATTTCTTTTGTTTCACTATGTATATCACCATTTAAAACTACTTTAGAATATTCTCCTTCATCAAACTTAGACATAAAATGTGCTAACAATCTAACTTCAAGTCCTGAAATATCTATGCCAACTAATTTTTTTCCAGTCGGTACAGTGAATAAACTTCTACATTCTTTTCCATAAGGAACTGTAACACTAGGAACTTGTCCTAAATTCGGGTGTGAATGACTTGCTCTAGCCGTTACTGTTGAATTAGTATTACAAGTACCATGTATCCTACCCTCGTACTCGTTCTTTAACCATGCTTGAGCACCTGTAGCTAATTGTCCTATCCTTTTATCTAATAAAAAATGTTCACATAATATTTTAGACTCAACATAAGGAAGACTAGCCAAAACAGTTTCATCTAATTTTGGTTTACCGTCATTGGTAAATTCTTTAGGTTTCCATTTATATCTTTCAATTAATCTATCAGCAGTATGTTGTCTGCTTGATGGATTAAAAGTAACAGTTCTCTCTTTATAAAATAACTCTCCTTTAATATATCCTCTAGCTTTATTATTTACTTTAGGTAAAAAAGGAGTACGCTCTAATCTTGGCGGAAATAGTTTTTGTAATTCATCTTCTAATTCTATCCGCCTAGCGTTTAGTTTGGAGTACAATTTAACTGCTTCGTCTTTATTAAACATAAAACCATAACGCTCTTGTTTAAATATTAAAGAAGCTACAGCATGTTCTAACTCCATAGCCTGACAAGAGTAACCTTTTCTTTCAATAGCACTATATAAACTATGAGTTACTTCTACATCTTGAACGCAGTAGTCCAACATAACAGGACTATACTCCTTCCAATCTGTGTCAAAGACTTCCTTATAGTTGCCCACCCTAAAACCCCACGCTTTTAAGCTATGTCTACCTATACAGTTAGTAGGGAAGTCATTTCGTTTAAAGTCTCTCTCCTTTATATCGGGATAGAGCAAACGAGTTGCTACTATTGTATCAAAAACCTTTCCTTTAGGTTTAAAGTCATAAAACTTTTGTAGGACGGGCATATCAAACTTAATAATATTGTGTCCAATAATTAAATCTGCTTGTTCTAATTTTTTTATAGCTTCCTCATTATTTAATTTTATAATTTCATTAGTATCAATATCCTTTAAGACTATACAATGTACTTTAGTAGCTTGGTTTAAAAAACCATCTGTCTCTATATCAAAAACATATTTCATTTTTTATTTATCTCCTCTAATTCTTTTTTGTGTACTAAATTATCAAACTGATGGTCTTCCTTAGCTCTAGCTAAATCAGCTTTTAACTTTTCATTTTCTTTTTCAGCTTCTTGTCGTTTTTTCTTTTCCTCTCTCCACAACCAATAATATTTATCACTCATATCCTTATCATTTTCTTTATTACACTACGAGGGTAAATATTTCTGTCTCCAAATTCTATTTCTCCTTCTTCTATAAAATAACTTGCAAAAGAATAAACATAATCGGAAGTCTTATTAAAAACCCAACACTCAGTATGTATTTCTGCACAAGTCATATTATTAAATTCATTAGGAGTAGCTAAAATTGAATCACCAACTATATCTTCCCATATAATTTTATATTTAAAATATTTTTTATTCCCTGCAACAATAGGGTCACTAGGTTTCTTTTTCATAATTATTTTTTCCACCCGCCAAACAATCTATCATATAAAAAAATAAAGGGAAATAACATAAACCACAAAATAATTGTGATAACAATAACTACACCTTTATTAATTTTTTTAAGTTTCTTTTTCATTATTGTAAAGTATGTAATCTAACTTCTACTCTCCAAGCCGCAGACTCTCCATTCATAGCCATCTGTAGTAAAGCATCTTCCATCATAAAAGCGGTACTCTGTCTTCCAACATCTAAATAAACTGGCTTACCATATTTTTTAGCTTTACCTACAGCTTCTAATACATACGCTGACCAACTCATAGCGTCTGCCATACTTCTACTACCACCAATGAGTCCTTTAAAATTCATCAGATACTTCTCCTTTTACTTCAGTTAAACAACCAGTTTTTAAATCATAATAAAGATTACATGCTTTACCTGTTTCTCCTGAAAATCTATTCTTTAAAATATTTACTTTAGCTATATTATTATCTGCTTGTAAATCTCTATTCATGCTTATAATAATGTCGCTTAACTGAGCAATACTAGCACTCCCACGAATAGCATTTAATCCTATATTTTTTCCATCTTCAAAACCTTTATCTCCCTCTGACCTACGAAGATGACTAACTAATATTAATCCAATACCAGTCTCTTCTACTATAGCTCTTAATTTAGAAACAGTATAATCAATTAATTTTCTTTCATCAACCATTCGGGAGTCTTCACCTAATGCTGACAATGCCATGTGTAAATGGTCTAAAAAAACAAAGTCAACACCGCACCCCTTAGCTAAATATCTTATCTTAGATAATAAATTATCAGCAAGATTGTAACCAAGATGATGATATAAATAAAACTTTTTATTACCTACTGTGGATTTAAAAATCTTTTGTAATTCTTTTTCATCAGTTCCCTCTCTACTTAAATGTAAAGGTTTTTTCATAGCCACACCCATAATACCTAGAGCACAGCGTTTAGCTGTTTCCTCTAATGCTAAATAACCTACGCTAAAATCTTTGTTTAATAAATGTAATGCTAAGTGTCTACAGAATGAACTTTTACCTACACCTGTACCTGCAATAACTGTGACAAGCTCACCCTTCCTCAATCCATGTGTTTTTATATTCAAACATTCAAATGGATAATCAACACTTGTATAATTGTCTTCCTCTTTTATTTCATTCCATAAGTCCGCACCTAAAATTATTCCATCAGGTCTATAAGATTTACTAGACCAAATACAATCTATTAATTCTCTAGTCTTATTAGCTAACAACATATCATTAGCGTCCTTTAAAGGAAGACTACATATCTTAGCTTTATTAGGTGAGAATAATTTAGCACACTCTATAGCTCCTTGTTTACCTTGTTCGTCTTGGTCAAACATTAAAACTACTGAGTCAAATCCTTCAAGCCACTCTAACTCTTTTTGAATATCTCTTTTAGCTCCTTGTGCTCCACTCTTTACACTTACTACTGGAAATTTATTTGAATTAATTTTGGATACGCTAAGGCAATCTATTTCTCCCTCAACTACGATAATCATTGTACCTTTGTCTCTCCAAAGATGCTGACCAAACAAACCTGATTGTCTTGCGTCCCCTAGCCATTGAAAGGTCTTATCAGGGTTTCTTAATTTTTGTGCCACTAACTTTTTATCTTTATCATAGTAGTTAGCAATTTGTACTGGTCTTCCGAAGTAAGAACCTGTTTGATAATTAAATTTTCTTACTGTGTCTAAATCTATTTTTCTTTTTGCTAAAGCAGAAACTTCACCACTTATAAATTCTTTACTTGTTGTTTGTTTTGGTTGTGTCAATTCATTTCCTCTCGTTGTTGTGTTGCATGAAAAACAATAACTATGTCCATCATCATACACTGAATTAGCATCTGAAGAACCGCAGTTCCCGCAGGGTGTGTGATATAAAAAGTTACTTTCTGATTTCTCCATAAAATTTTCTAGTTAAATATTTCCCCTTGAGAGCTTTAGCCTCACAATTCCAATCATTTAAGATTTTCCGTTGAGTATTATTTACTCTCTCAAGGGGTACAAACAAACTACCTCAGCAATTCACTTACGTTAAAATGCGGAGATAAGGAGTCAGCCATATCTCTATGACCAACTATCTGAACCTCTTTGTAATCTTTTTTTAAATCACGGATTAACTCTATAAGAGCTCCATATTGTTTAAAAGTAAAATTACAATCGGGCTTACCATCTATTGTCTGTCCACCGATTAGACAGATACCAATAGAATTTTTATTTGACAATTTAACAGAGCTATCAACGTGAGCACCTGCGATTTGTATTTCTCTTCCATCTTGCACTTCACCTTTTCTAGTAATGACTTTGTGAAATGCACAAGAGAACAAACCTTCTTTTCTGTGCTGTATGTCAATATCCTTTACGTCAAAATTCTGTGTTGGATTAGTTTCAGAAGAGTGTATGACAATATATTTAGTTTCTAATCTTACGTTGTTCATCTTCTTTTCTCAATCTTCTTTGAGCTTCATCTACAATATCAAATATGTCTTTAAGATTTTTTTCAGTTGTCACTACTTCAATCATCATTCTTAAACGAGTATGATAATCAACCAAATAATCAACTCTCATTCCTTGTTCTCTAATTAATTTTTTAATAACTCTACGACAATGTGTTTCAGACATATCATCTACATTAATATATTTGTCTTTAGAATCAGAATAATATTCTGCTATCTTTTGGTCTTCCAAATATCTTGATTTATTTAAGCTCATTGTTTTTCCATTCTTTATAACCTCTAATCCATTCTTTAGATGAGGTTTCTCTACTTTCTAAATTTTGTCTTTTGCTATATTTTTTAAACACTAATCTCCATAAC